GAACATCCGCGGCTTCATCCCGCTCTCGCGCCATGAGTTGATCCCCGAGGACTTCTCCATCACCGACTACTCCCGTCCTTCGCACTACCGGATCACCACCAGTCAGCGCATCACCCCGGAACAGAACAGCGGCTACGTCAACATCCGCGTCCACCACACCCGCGTAGCTCGTTTCGACGGCCTCTACCTTCCCTGGAACCTCCGCTCCCGCAACACCGGATGGGGCCAGTCCGTCCTGCAGCTCATCTGGAACGCCTTCAAGCGCTACGAGACCGCGATGTCCGGCCTCGAGTCGATGACATCCGATTCAGACGTCTTCGTTCACAAGATCCCCGGACTGTTCAACCGCATCGCCGCCGGCAACGAGTCCGACCTGCGCAAGCGCCTTGAAGCCAACAATCTCAGCCGCAGCGTCTACGGCGGGATGGTTGTGGACGTCGAAGAAGACATCAGCTTCATCAACCGTGCGCTGAGCAACATCGCCACCGCGACCGACCCCTTCATCAAGGATCTGCAAGCCGCCACCGGCTGGCCCGCTTCCATCCTCATGGGTGACTCTCCTGGCGGTCTCGGTAAGGAAGGCCGCTTCGAAGAACGTGTCTGGTCGTCCCTCGTTGAGCAGTGGCAAGAGGTCTACTGCCGCACCCCAATCACCGAGGTCTTCACCTACATCTTCGCCTCACGCGAAGGACCAACCCGCGGTCGCATCCCCGAGTCCTGGTCGGTGATGTTCCCCTCGGTCTTCACCCAGACCGAGAAAGAGAAGGCGGAGCTCCACCAACTCAAAGCCGCTTCAGACGCTCAGTACATCCAGCTCGGCGTTCTGAACCCCCTGGAAGTCCGCGAGTCCCGCTTCGGCGGCACCACGTACTCACTTGACACAAAACTCAACGAAGCCGTCACCCAGCAGCTCATCGCCAGCACGGACGCCCAGTTCCAATCCCAGATGGCGGGCTACGACGCTCAACTGCAGGCCGCCACGCAACCCCCGGCGCTCCCCGAGGGTGAGGCCGCACCCACCGAGGAGGAAACTGCCGCCGAAGGCGGCGCTGTGCTGCCTCCCGCCGAAGGCGGCCGCGGCGACGCTCTCTACGCCGACGCCGAAGGCCTGCGTATCGCCGTCACCCACCGCCGCGGCGACATCGTCGCTGGCCCGCTCGTCGGACCCGACGGCCAGCGCATCGACAGCAGCGCTGCAGCCCCTGTGCTGATCCTGGGCCCACACCGCACGCGCACCCGCAAGCTCTACCGAGCTCGTTTTGCCCTCGACAGCGCCATCACCGATGGCCCTTACACCACCGGCTTCAATTCACTCCGCGCCGCCAAAGTTGCTGTCCAGCACTTCTTCCCCGGTCAGAATGTGGCAGGGCTTTCACCAGTGCCCGACGCCGAGGCTGACGCCTTCCGCGCCTACAACGAGGGGTACTGACCAGTGACGCCACGCAACACCACTCCCGAAGGATTCCGCACCGCGGCCTACCTGGCCACAAAGGCCCGCCTCGACGCCGCAGCTCGCAGCCGCACCGGCAAAACAGCCCGCGCTGTTGACTGCAACCCACCCAACGTGAAGTGCGGTGGCCGCTGCATCCCGCCCAACTGGGACTGTCGATTGAAGGGCCAGGGTGCTGATCCCCACCTGCGCGCTGTCCGCACTGACCCCGTCAGTGGCCTGGCCAACGTGGAACGGGGTGTCAAACGCCTCGGCAAAGGAATCAGCAAAGGCAGCTTCTCCGAGATCGAGGGTGGCAAGCGCGCCATCGTCCGCGGCATCGTCAAAGCCGTACCGGGCGACCTGCAGCGCAAGCAGGCGCTCCAAGCTCAACTCGAGCGCCGGGCCGGCGGCATCGCCCTCGGCCTGAGCATCGTGGGCTTTGGCTTGTTCAGCCACAGCCAGCTCAAGCGCGCCCCCTTCTACCGCGACGGTGTCGGCCGCCAGATCGACGACGCCGTAGCCGCTGGCATCAACCGCGTCCTGGATGTGACTCCCGGTATCCGCGGAGCTCGCGCTGAACGCCGGGCAGCCGGTGCAGCCGCTGCCGGGGCTGCCGCAGCCCGCGCCGCCGGCGAAGCCGCCACGGGTCCTACAGCCCTCAAGGAGGAGCTGCTTCGCACCCCCACCCAGCTCGAGCTCCGCGCCACCGACTACGGCAACGCCAAGGTGCTGTTCAATCGTGTCAGCGCTGTCGACGTAGATGCCGACAGTCGTGGCGCCAACGCAGAAACCTGGCGGCAGCAAAGCCTCGAAGCTTTCTGGAGCACTAAGCGCACCAACGCTGCCGGAGCTGGTGATGGAAGCACTTTCTCCGAGTCCGCCACCCACGAGTACCTGTCGCGGCAGTTCGGCTTCCGCCTGGGCGCTGGCGCTACTGACACTGATGTCCGCCGCGCCCTTACCGGTGCGTTGAACCGCGAAGCGGCCAGCCTGCAGGCCCTCGCCCGGCAGCAAGGCGTCAACATCAAGGACACCGAGGCCCGCAGCCGCTTCCTCAACGGCTTAGTAGGCCCCAGTACCGAAAACTTCCCCGAGAACGTCCGCGAACGCGCTGTCGGCAAACTCAACCAGATCCTTGGCGACGCACCCAGTACGCGCGCGGCAGCGGTCAGCCGCACCGAGCTCGCCCAAAGCTTCTACCGCGAGACCCGCGACGGTTTCGATGAGTACTTCCGCCACATTGCCGACGAAGTGCGCCAGACCCCGGGCGTCGCCATGCCCACCGAGCAGCGCCAAAAAGGCTACAGCGACTTGCTCAACAGCGCCCGCATCGGTCACTCCCGATACCTCGCTCGGCTCCTTGTAAAGCCCGATAACGTCACCAGCCGCATCGGGCAAGGCCTAAGTGACGCCATCTCCAAGGAGTACTTCGCTCGCAAGGTGAAAAAGAGCAGCACCTTCAGCCTTTCGGATCGGGAAGTGCGCACCGCTGCCTCCGAGCTCGCCGGTCGTGACATCACTGGCCTCGCTGACGCCACCCGCTACCTGCAGCAGAACGGCTTCGAGCGCCTCGTAGCGGTGCGCGCCGCAGGTCAGCCTGCCCCCGGCACCCGCGCTGCAGCTGCGGCTACCCCACCCCGAGGACGCCGCAGCCCCCAAGCGCAGATCACCGACCTCGCCCGCTCCCTTCGCGAAGCCGCCCAGCGCCGCGGTGAGGACATGAGCCTCGAGGCCTCCTACCGCGCCGCCCGCTCCGAGATCTCCCGCCGCCAACGCGGTGACGCGCTGCCCCCTGGGCTGATCCATGCCGCCACTTATCTGGCTGTCCGGGAGGACCTGCAGGGTAAGCCCTGTGGCGCTTCACACATCCCGAAGGCACATGAGTGCCGTAAGGGAGCAGGATCAGTCAGCCAAGAAAAGCAACCCCCCGAGAGCGGCCCGAGCACGGACATCAAACGCAAGGCAGCCCTTGCCGCTGCCGTTGTTGGAGGTGCTTTAGCTATGGGTGCAGCCGGCAGCGTTGCCTACAACATCAAGACACTCCGCGACCCAACCAAGTCACCGCTTGACCCAAGCCCCAGCATTAAGGACCTCGTCAAGTCCATGAAGCAAGAAGCCGGCACCAAAAGTGCCAGCGAAGCCATGGGGCACTACTACACCAAAAAGTCCGGGCTCAAACCCGGGGATGTGGTCTATTTCCGTCACGAGAAAGACCCCGTAGCCCACTTCGGCATCTACCTCGGTGAAGGCAAGGACGGCATCGTCCGCGCCGTCTTTGCCAATACCCACGAGTCCCGCTTCAGCTGGACAGACGTTGCCGAGATCGGTGCCACCAAGCCCGGCATCAAGACCTCCATGGCTTTGATGACTCCCCTGGTCAAGGCACCCGACCCAAAATTCAAGCAATCCGCCAGCTCGTTCTCCAATGAAGATGTCGTGCGCCGGGCTATCCGTATTGCCAACACCGACTACAAGTTCTCCCTGACCAGGGACAACTGTGAAACCCTCGCCAACGGCATCGCCTACGGCGTCCCCGAGTCTGAACAACTCCAGCGCTTTCGCCGCGCCACCCGCGTTTTTGTGGACGTGGTTGTTTCCCGCGGACAACGCCGCGAAGCTCGAGAAGCCATCTACCAAGGCCGCGCCCGGGGCCGTAGCTACACCGCCCGCGAGTTCGTCACCTTCCTGGAGGGTCAACGCGAATTCAGCTCTCCTGCAGGCAAGGAGTTGGCCAAGCAGTACGCCCAGTACTTCCAGAACTCCCGCCTCGACGCGGAGGCGGCAACCAACGGCCTCATCAGCCCCGATGAGCTCTGGTCTCGCATCAAGTCGTACGGCCCTGCCCTCAAGGCCCGAGCCATGGCCGACTACCTCTTAATCCAACGCTCACTCCTCGAGCTCGATGGACCTGCTTGAGCGCTACAACGCCGCCCTGCGTCGCTCCGAGGACGTCTCCATCGCCCAGCTCAACCGCATTCTCGACAGCAGCTTCAACCGCCTGATCCGCCGCACCCGCATCCAGCTGCGCAGCGGTGCCCCGGCAGCCGACCGCAACGTCTCCCTCCTCCAGGAGTTCCGCCAGCTCATCCCCGCGTTTCGCCCCGATCGCACCGACGGCTACGACCGTGTCCTACGCAGCCTGCTTCGCGGCTCCGAGCGCAAAGGCACCACTGTCGCCCGAGAACTTCTGACCGACATCGCCCCCGAGCGCCGGCGCATCGACGTCTCGATCCCGATCGAAGCCACCGTGGCCGCCGCAGCTCAGGCCCGCGGCTACCTCCGCCGCCACGGTGAAGCCTTCGCCACCACTGCCACCGAGCTCGTTGCCCAAGGCATCGCTGAAGGCCGCCCCACAGATGCCATCACCAACGACCTGCGCCTTCGCCTTGGTGTTGTGAAATCGAGGGCGGACGTGATCGCCCGCACGGAATCACTTCGTGCCTACAACGCCGCCAGCAATCAGTACTACGCAGCGAACGGCATCGATCTCGTGATGTGGTACGCCACCAGCGACGATCGAACCTGCCCCATCTGCAATGCCCGGGCGGGCCGCATTTACAAGCGTGCTAGTACAAACGCACCGGCGCACCCGCGCTGCCGCTGCTACCTCGCCCCCTGGGACACCGAGATTGCTGCGATGGACCCCGAGTACGCATCCCTACCCCGCCGCCACCGCGAAGAAGTCTCCCGGGTGGCAACGGTCGGCCCCGCTGACCTCAACAAAGCCGCAGTCTTCGAGCAATTCGCCCCGCAGCCGTTCGACTGATCAGCCCAGGAAGCCGGGCCGCCTCTTGGCTTTATCGAGAGCGACATTCGCACCAGTACCCGCCACGCCAGATGGAAAGAACAACGCAGCTGTAGTCATCCACCGATCAAGACACGCATTAGCATTACCTCTGTTCAGCAGGTTAGGTAGCTCACAGGAACCCACAAAGAATGTGGCGAATACAAGCTGTCCAATTAGCAATCCAGAAGTTGCGCCACTCCCAGCTACCAGTCGAAGCAAGTTCATGGTGTAGCTCCACAGTTGCTTTCAGCCTATCGGTCCCTATAGCACAGAGCAGCTACGCTGTGTGAAGCAATACCCGGGGCTCTAAGCCATGCCCGCCACCTCCCGTCGCTCCAAATCTGAGGCCTACGAAAAAGGTGTACGCGAAGGTCAGGCCATGGCTGCCCGCGCCCGCAACATGAAGTCCTCAGATCCCGAAGAAGAGGAAGAAGAGGAAGAGGAGGAAATGGACATGGCCATGGGTAGCCACAGCCGCAAGCGCAGCGCCAAAGGGGTCAAGCACACCAAGCCCGCCACAGACGGCTATGGCATGAAGAAGCCCATGGACGCCGAGTGCGGCTGCAGCGACAAGAAGGGCGGCAAGTGCGACGGCAACTGCGGCTCCATGCGCAAGCGCGGCGACTCGCTCAGCCCGCTCGAGTACCTCGACGCCTGCGAGCTCGGCATCCAGGACCGCAGCACCACCTACATCCGAGCCCGCCTAGACGCTGCAGCACGTTTTGACCTCAAGTGCGGCAAAGGTTCCATCTCCGAGGGCGAAAAGTGCACCAAGGGACCTGCCACAAAAGCAGAACCCCCGCAGTACAAACGCGGCACCGTCACCCCTAACACCAAAGCCGCCCAACGCCTTCGCACCGCTGCAAATGTCGCAGCGGCAGCCGGCGCCCTCGCACCTCTCGCTGGTCTGGCCTCGGGTAGTAGCTCCGGCATGGTCGCCGGTTTCGGTGCTGCCGCCACTGCATTCAAAGCTGCCGGCGCCCTCAACACCTTCGCCAAAGCACAAGAAACCAGCAGCGCAGCAGGCAAAGCTCGCTTAAAGAAGGAGGCCACCTACCGCGCGCTCAGCGCAGGCGGTAGCGCCATTGGTAGCGCCGTCGGCGCCGCCTCCATGGCCCGTACAGCTCGCCGCTCCACGCAGCGCGCCTCCTTGGAGCGCATGTATCGCGGCCCCTCCGCCAAGCGCCCCCCGGGTCTGGACTCCGAAGCAGCTGACGCAGAGTCCCGCATGGACCCCCGTGGCACCAAAGTCGCCGCCATGGAAGCCGAGCTCGCCAAGCAAGCCGCAGCCCGCGGCCTCAAAGGCGCCCGCGCCGAGGCCTACATCTACGGCACCCTCAACAAGATGGGCTACAAGCAGGGCAGCAAGACCACCCGCAAGGGTGCTGCCAAAGCCAAGCGCAGCGACTCCATCTGGGCCACCGGCTTCGAGCCATGAACCTCACTCCCACAACAGTACGCCTCGACCTCAAGTGTGGTAAAGGTGCTATCTCCGAGGGCGAAAAATGCACCAAGGGACCTGCCAATAGAGTTCAATCTAAGCGTTCTAAAATCTCAGAAGCTAAAAGTAAAAAAGCACAGAGAAACTTACGTAGAGCGTCTATGGTTGGCTTAGCTGCGCTCACACTAGGCACAGGTATTGCTCTAGGTATCCGCTCAGAGCGTAGGCGTAGGGGTAGGCGAGAATTTGGCGAATTAGCTGAGCGTGCAAGGGCAAGAGCTGCAGCCGCAGCGCAGCGAATTTCCACGATAGAACGCCAGCAACGAGAAGCTGCTAGGTCTGTTGAGAACACCTCGGACTTCATGCGTGGTTACGGCTCTACTACTAGACGTACTACAACAGCTAGTACTCCCTCATCTAGAGGGGAATACTCACCACCTGAAGGCTCAACGGAATGGAAGGTCTCACAGGCTTTTAAAGCTAGAATTAAACGTAATACCAGCCCACGTAAAAACACCAATCCAGACATATCCGCTGCTTGGACTAAAAAGCCTATAAAGACATCGTCAGCACCTTACAAAGGTGATCCCGACGTTTCTGCAGCGTTTAAGTCTTACCACGACTCTATCTGGGCGGAGGGTTTTGAACCATGAACCTCACTCCCGCCACGCTCCGACTTGACGCCAAAGGCCGCCCCTGCGGTCAGAGCCACATTGCCGCTGACAAGACCTGCCGGCAGAAAGGCTCCTTCCCCACCCGCAAGGCCATCGCCGCGGGTCTCGGTGTCGCCGCACTCGGAGCAGGGGCCTACGCCATGTCCCGTCGGGGATCCACGAGCACGGGCACGTTCTCGACTCCCTCTGGTCCCCCTCGGTTACCAGGCTCTGGTCCCGCTCCTGCATCACCTCGTTTCCCCGGTCTGACCCCTCGCGCCCTCCTTGCGCCTGCCCCCACGCGCAAGTCCAAGACTCAGCGCATGCGCGCCAACACCGCAGCTGCGGTGAAGAACGCCGAAGGCCGCATCGCTCAGACCGCCAGCGAAGAAGTTCGTCGCATCGCCCAGATCGGCAACACCATGGCCGCCGCCGGCGAAGCCACGGGCATGGCCACGAAACTCACGGCACGTAACTTGCGTCTCCGCGTCGAAGCAGCGCGCCGCAAATACGAGCCCGGATACCGCCGCCCCGACCAAAAGCGTCTTCCCGAGGGCGTCCAAGCGCAATTACCTCAGAGCACTGCGCCAAGAACACGCGAAGCCATACCCTTCGACCCCCGCACCGGCCAGCCCAGCCGGCGCAAAGCCCAGGGCTTCGGCCGTACCGACAACTACATCCAGCACTACGCACCGGTCCAACTCCAACCACCCACCCGTCGTGATGCCTGCTGGGAGGGCTACGAGCAGGTGGGCATGAAGCCCAAGGGCAAGCGCCAGGTTCCCGACTGCGTGCCCATTTCGCGGAAGCAGAACGACACCGAGGACGGCAAGAAGTACACCAAAGTCGTCACCAACCCCGAGACCGGCCGTAAAAACAAGGTCCGCTACGGCGCCAAGGGCTACACCATCGCCCCGGGGACCGAGAAAGGCGATCGCTACTGCGCCCGCAGCTTCGGAGACATGAAGTCCGAGGGCTACAACTGTGCCGGCGCCGAGCGGAACACCCCGCTCTGCCTCTCCCGCGCCAAATGGCGCTGCTCCGGTAAGACCAGCCGTCGCTCGTAGCCTGATAGCAACACCGCTATCTACCCATGGGCCAACGCATTGTCAACAGCGACCGCTACGAGCTCGTATATGTACGTGGTGATGAACAATACCCACTACCTTTAGTTACAAGCACTGGCACTAGCGGCGACGCTTTTGGTCGTCTCCGCACCAGCTCCCCATTTACCATCTTCGATAGCCAGCATCGCTATCAAGAGAACGACAAATGGGACACCGCACTAAACGGTGGCGGCTCTAAAACGTACAGCGCCAACGAAAGTGCTGTAAATCTCACGGTTCCCACCACATCTGGCGCTTACGTCTATCGCGAAACAAAGCGCGTCTTCCCCTACCAGCCTGGAAAATCCATGTTGGTAATGTGCTCCTTTGTCTTCGCCACTCCTCAAGTCAATCTGCGTCAGCGCGTCGGCTATTTCGGCACACAAAACGGCATCTACCTCGAGCAGGATGGCACCACCACCTACCTCGTTCGCCGCAGCTACGTAACCGGCAGCGTCGTCAACACCCGCATCGCCCAAGCCGACTGGAACGGAGACAAGTTCGACGGTTCCGGGCTCTCAGGTCGCACCCTGGACCTCTCTAAAGCCCAGATCTTCTGGATCGACATCGAATGGCTAGGCGTTGGTGACGTCCGTTGTGGCCTCATCGTTGATGGCCGCATGGTGATCGCCCACACCTTCCATGGCGACAACGTCAACGCCACCAGCTACATGACCACGGCCATCCTGCCTCTTCGCCAGGAGATCGAAAACACCGCCACCACCGCAGCCTCCTCCACCGCCAAACAGATCTGCAACACCGTCGCCTCCGAGGGCGGATACGAAGGCTTCAGCCGCCGCTACAACATCGCCACCGGAGCCACCAGAGTCACTCTGGCCACTGCCGGCACGATCTACCCCGTCCTAGCAATTCGCCTCAACAGCACCCGCCTTGATAGCGTCATTCTCCCTTCGAACATCAGCGCGGCAGTCGAGCAAACCACAAACAACAAGTTAGACATCCTCCAATATCACGTACTGCTTAACCCCACAATCACAGGAGGTACCTGGAACACTCACTTCAACAACAACGTCCAATACAACACCAGCATCAGCAGCTTCACCGGAGGCACCGAGATCTCCGGAGGGTATTTCACGAGCTCGACCTCCCTCGACCTCGGAAACGCCACTGACTTCAACTTCCAGCTCGGGCGCACCATCGCCGGCGTCAGCGACACCCTGCTAATCGCCGCTACCCCAACCAACGACAACGCCAAACTCTTCCTTGACCTGGCCTGGTTCGAAATCGTCTGATCAGATGTCTCTTACAAGCTCTTGCAGCCTGACATCATAGATTTCGCTCAACGCCATTAGCTTCATCACCGAAACCTCTATCTCACCCTTTTCCAGACGCGAATATGCAGCTTGACTAATTCCTAGTTTATCTGCAACTTCAAACTGCGTCAACTTATGGTATTCCCTCAGTGCCCTAATACGCCTACACAAAGTCAACTGCCTATGAATCGCCAAGTGCTGTAACCGCTCTGTGCATAAACCTAACCAAACGCACAAGAACCGGTAAGCTCTTAAGCATGGAAACATCAGTATCCAGGTACGACTTCGCTCCCATAACGGGCAGTGAGACCACCCCCGAGGGCTACCTCCGGGTATGGTGCCGTGCTGCCCGCTCGGGCACACAGCTTTACCGCAGGGCTGATGGCTCCCAGGTCCGCGAATATCGCCCTCCAGAGGAGGTCAGTAATCCGGATTCCCTCTCCACGTTTGGCATGAAGCCTGCAACGTGGGGACACCCACCCGTTCTGCTCGACTCCGCCAACACCAAGCAGTTCCAGGTCGGCTACTCCGGTAGCCAGGTCCGGTACAACGACGGTTTTGTCGAAGTTGCGCTCGTCGTCACCGACGCCGACGCCATCGAGAAGATCAAGCGCAAGGACGCCACCGAGGTGTCCGCCGGCTACAAGGTCGACTTTGACCCCACCCCCGGAATTACCCCCGAGGGTGAAGAGTATGCCGGCATCCAGCGCAACATCCGGGTGAACCACATCGCCATAGTCCCCCGCGGCCGGGCTGGCCCGGAGGTACGACTCTTGCTCGACCGAATGGATGCAGCCGATGCTGTAGCCGCCTTCCCCGAGCACGAAATGGCGCCCCAGTCCAGTTCAACTGCATCTCCCGTTATGGCAACCGTCAAACTCGACGGCCTGGAGATCGATCTGCCCGCAGAAGCAGCCAGCGCGGTCCAGTCCTACTCCCGGGACATGGGGCGCCAACTGCAAGCACTCACCACCGAGCGCGACGAGCTTGCCACCAAGCTCGATTCTCTGCAGGCCGACTTCGACGCTCTGGCCTACGACAAAGAGGCCGCTGAAGGTCGTGCCGACGCTCTCGAGGAGCAGCTCGCTGCTTCCGATACCCGCATCGACACCGCCGAGCTCGACCAACTCGTCGCTGAGCGCCTCGCCACCCTGCAGCGCCTCGCCCCCGCCTTTGCCGAGGACTTCAAGTTCGACGGCATCGACGACGAATCCCT